AGTAAAAGTCACGTTCGTATAAGTAGGCGCATTGACTTTTACCCCGGTGATATGAACCCGCACTTTATTCTGCATTTCCATCCTCCCCATCATTGATCTTGCCGGAACGCACCCAATCATCAATCTCGCTCAGCTTGAACTTGTATCGCTTGCCAACTTTATATGCCGGAAGTTTGCCTTCCCTGACCCATGTTCTGGCAGTGTCCTCCGTAATGCTCAGATACCCTGCGATATCTTCGATGTTGAACCATTTGTCCTTCAATTCTTCGTTGACCATTGCCGTCTCCTTATTTGATTTCGACCCCGATACTATCGGCGATCTGCAGCAGGTTTCCGGAGCGGATGCTCCATTGCTCCTCATCAAGCTGGTTTCGTACTGTTGAAGACAAAAGACCAAAGATGCGGATATTATCATTGATGAACTGCTGAGGCAGCTTACCGCAGGTGACAAATTTGCATTTGATAGTCTCTCCCTGGCACGTAACCTCAGTCAGCTTGCCGACAAGAGCCGGATAGTGTACGGGAGCTTTTTTGAAGCTCGGATTTCTGATTGCAAACAAACACGGCATATTCATTATCTCCTGAACAAGCGTGGGTGTAAGCGGTTTATAGTAATCCCTATGCTCAGGGAGAGTGTTCTTTGCCAGGGCTACGCGGCGGCCAATATAAAACGCCCCGCAGTCATATTTTTCGTTTTCCAGAACAAAGACATTATACCGCTCTGTATTAAGGAGCGCCCATTCCGCAGCATGAGATTCGGCCTGCTCTCCCGCCATCCGCAGAGCTTGAGCCAGCAGCTCCGACGTGATGCCAAAATTCACATTGCCGTATACCGCGCCGATTGCCGTCCCCTCTCCGGAGGCAGTGACCGTCATCTGAGGAACGGCGGGGATTGAATCGTTTTGCCTGATTAACCCATCTGTCATTCATCTATCTCTTTCCTGGGAACATTCCCACATCCTGCAAGACTTCAATAAGATCCACTTTCTTTATCGTCCAATGCGTCCTGGTCAACTCAAACAGATACATGGCGAGGTCGGAGAGATTGTCTTTTAGAAAGGAAAAAGGGATCGGAAGGTATTTCTGGAAATATACTTTGATCCCATTGTCCTGGACCTTTATGTCTGTTATAAACGCCAACACCGCCTGCTGTTCTTCAGTGCCATCTCTTTCCATGGCAACAATGGTGGGCAGCTTTTTAATCTTCTCTATTGCATCGATGGACCAACTGCCGAATTTCGCTTTAACCTCATCGCTTATGTACTCCGTCAGTGCCCGTTTAGGATCAATGAGAATGTGGTCCGACGAAAACGGGTCATATCCTATAATCAGATTGAAGTAATCCGAACTGATTGTGCTTTTCCTTCCATCCGCCATGATGATATTGACTGTCGGCGAAAAAGAATCCGCGTATCCAACCGCAACCCCGTCCCCTTCAGCGTGCGCAGCGATAACGGGCATGGAGGAAGGCTCCCTTTTTGTAATATCGTTATTCATCTTTGACTCCCCGTTTACCAATTACCAGGCCACCAAACACCTGGCCAATTGCTACGCCGTTGTCCTTCGCCTCCACATGAAACTGAGCTACAACCTGGCGCCCGGTATTCGGGTCGGTGTAAGGCGCTTCATATACTTCGACGCGAGGCTGCTCTTCATGCGGTTCTTCCATAACGGGCTCAGGCGTCTTCGCCTCATCAGCTTCACATATCTCTTCAGCCGTATCTGCAAGCATCTCCTCCGGGAGATCGGTGGATACGGCTATTCTTTTTGCCCTTTCCGTACCGATGGGTGTCGTAATGTCTCGCGCCGTATTATACCCAGCATCCGTTGTCCACGATATGTATGTTTGTTTCCCCTCTGAGGTATCCGGATGGTTTGCCAGAATGTTGCTCCAAACGGAAGCGAGAAATGGCTGCAGCAGGAATTCGTTTTCATCCCCCAGCTGGTCTTTTCCTACCAGCTTTCCTCCTACATCGAACTTCCCGGCGAAAGAGTCATCTACGAGAATTGTATCCACAATGCCCGCCACCAGAAGCCGAAGGGGATAGTTCTCCCGGGCGAGATATGTACGACAGAATTGATCCATCTGGCGCAGGACGGCAGGATGGTCTTCCGCGATCCGTGCTTCAAGGCCATGCTGGTATGCAGGGTTGAAGAACGGAAGGTAGGAAGGACTTCTGGGCGGTTCACCGGCAAGGTATTTTGAGAAATACGACCCCAAGGTTTCCAGCTTTGCCGGGGCGTAGGCCGGATTTGACATGCGAATCAGATCCGCCAGCATGTTGGGCTTAGTTACGCCGGCTTTGCTTTCGCCATACTCCTGTGGGTTCAGTAAAACCTGGGAGCCCGAACGGAGCAGCAGAAGAAGGAAGGTGTTACCACGAAGCCGCTCCATGGGCGATCTCTCCTTTCAACTCAATCAACTGAATCAACTGATTCGAGTACATTGCAATCAACTCAATCAAAATTTCAATAGCTCTCGGAAGGCAGCTTCCGGGGGCATTTATTTTGCTCCCTCTGGCGATCTGGGGCTTCCCGAAACCGGGACGAACACCAGGGAAACCAGTGAAAACCATTATACCACATTGGCCTGGATTTTACCAGTGCCGGAAGGAGCAAAAATGAAAATCATCATCAACAACTCCAACGTAAACCCCGCCACCCTTACCTATGCCGAGCTGAAAAAGCTCGTCCCCAGCACCGAAGGTCAGAAGCTCCCTACTGCCAAGCGGCTGAAGGAGACCGGCGAGATTCTCTTCTCCGTCCAGGACGGTGCCACGCTCATCACCATCTACCAGAACGGCTTCTTCGCTTTCACCCAGCCGGACGAGACGGCGAAGCTCCGCACCACTGTGTTTGCGGTGGACCGTGCCAGTCGGATTGTTTACAAGTGCGGCTGCTCCAAGGAAGAGTACGACGAAGGCTGGGAGTTCGGCTCCTGCAGGGTCGGCTACAAGATGGAAAAGGGCGGCATGGTCCGGCTCCACATCGTGCCGGAGAGCGAATTTGCCGATGCCCACTGGACATTCCCGATCACCCACATCTGTGAAGAGCGCCTCCTGCACAACGGCGACAGCAGGGAGCAGAGCCACATCGAGTTCAAGCTGGATGATGAGAGCTGGGATTCCGCCCTGGTGGAGCCGGACTTCGTTGAAACCCGGATGCAGGAGGAAGAGGCCGCCGAGCGCAGCCGTTGGGAGCATGAAACGCTGGAGGCGGCAAAGGCCACGCTGACCGACGTCCAGCGCCGGACCGTTGACCTCTACTACGGCTACGGCGGTATGACGGAGGCATCGGTGGCAGAGCTTCTTGGGACCTCCCAGCAGAATGTCCACAAGAATCTCGCAGCGGCGATCCGGAAGATGAAAAAGTTTTTTGACAAAACCGGTTGTTAAGCACCCCCGCGAATCTGGCTGTATGGAGGGAGTCACCTGCTCCCTCCATACTACACCGGGTGGCCGCTCCCCAAGTCTATATCTGGCAAGCAACTGTGAACAGGAAGAGGGATAGGATGCGGAGCGGCCCTGCGGTGGGAAAGGAGGATCGGATGAAGACGGTTTATGTCTGTTCTCCGTACAGGGGAACACCCGAGGAGATTGCCGGGAACGTGGCCCTGGCGAAGCGGCTGAGTCGCAAGGCGGCCCTGGAAGGCTGTCTGGCACTATGTCCACACCTGACCTACCCTCGTTTCCTGGATGACAGGGACGCCGCAGAGCGGGAGATCGGCATTGCTTCCGGGCTGAAGCTGCTGGAGTATGCCGATGAGGTGTGGGTAGCGGACGGGAAGATTTCTGCCGGCATGAGCCGGGAGATCGCAAGGGCCGGCGAGCTGGGTATCCCCACCAGGTGTGTGGTTGACCCTCTGGCGGCTGAAGAACATTTGTTGAACGCTGTGCTCAGCGGGAAGGAGTAAAAGATGAGCAGGAACGAAGAAAAGATGAAGGCGCTGGCGGTTCTGAAGGCTGCTGTGGACAAGGTGGACGACGCGCTGGATGCGATTGACGCTTTCGCTGATGAGATCGGCATCAGGCCCAAAAAGGAGAAAACCGTAGGCCTGCCCGAGCTGGCCGCAATGGTTAGCAAAGAGACCGGGATGCGCCCCGGCTGTGCCTATGAGGTTCTGGTCGCGGCCTTCGGCCTGATCAGGGAGCTGGATCTGACGGTTATGGTCGAGGGGGATGAAGACGATGACGAATGAGGCAATGCGTGAAAAACTGGTGAATGTCGCCAACCTCCTGAAAGATCTGACCATGGCGGTGGTCTCCGTGGCAGATGAATTCGGAGAAGTCAAGGTCGTGGAGACGAAAACTCCGGCGGAAGAGAAGCCGAAGGAAGCGCCGGCAAAGAAGTATTCCATGGAGGACGTGCGCAAGGTGTTGGCCGAGAAGTCCAGCGCCGGCTTCACTGCCGAGGTGCGCGCGCTCCTGGAGAAGCACGGCGGTGCCAAGCTCTCCGCCATTGCGGAGACAGAATACGCCGCGATCATGGAGGAAGCAAAGGAGATCGGATAATGGCCGCACACAGTGACAAAGGCCCGTCCTCCTCGTCCCGCTGGATTCATTGTACCCCTTCCGCAAAGCTCTGCGCAGACATGCCCGATCAGGCGACCGGGTATGCCGAACAGGGCACGCAGGCGCACAGTCTGTGCGAGTTCCTGGTAAAAGAGGCCATGGGCGTCAAGGGTGAAGACCCGCGCCCCGGCCTCTCTTATTATGACCAGGAGATGGAAGACTGCTGCCAGGGGTACAGGGATTATGTGATGGAGCTCTACGAGGAGGCAAAGCAGAAGACGAAGGACCCCGTCCTCATGGTTGAGCAGCGGATTCAGTATGAGCGATTTGTCAAGGGCGGATTCGGTACGGCGGACTGCGTTTTAATCGCAGATGGCACGCTGAATGTCGTAGATTTCAAATACGGTGCCGGGATCGAAGTAAGCGCCGAGGGTAATACCCAGATGCGGATTTATGCCATCGGCGCATTGGAAATCTTCGATTCCCTGTACGATATCGATCGCGTTCGGATGCACATCTACCAGCCCAGAAAGGCAAATATCTCCGTGGACGAAATCAGCCGGGACGCTCTGTATGAATGGGCGGAGTCGGTGCTGAAGCCCGCCGCTGAGGAAGCGGACAGAGGTGACGGCGAATTCCACGCAGGCGACTGGTGCCGGTTCTGCAAAGCCCGTCATGTCTGCCGGGAACGCGCCAGGGCGAACCTTGCCCTTGCCGCCTATGATTTCATGTCACCTCCGCTCCTGGAGGACGGAGAGATCGCTGAGATTCTGGACAGCGTGGACCGGCTCGTGTCCTGGGCAAACGACGTGAAGGAATTCGCCCTGCAGGAAGCACTCTCAGGCAAAACGTGGCCCGGCTTCAAGCTGGTCGCCGGTCGGAGCATGAGGAAGTATGTGAACGAAAAGGCCGTAGCCGAGGCGGTCGAAGCGACGGGCAACGACCCGTATCAGAAGAAGCTGCTCTCCATCACAGACATGGAGAAGCTCCTCGGCAGGAAAAAATTCGAGGAGATCCTTGGGAAACTGGTTGTTAAACCCGAAGGAAAACCTGTCCTTGTGAAGGCTGACGACAAGCGTCCGCCTATCAACTCTGCCAAAGACGATTTTAAGGAGGATTAAATCATGGCAAAAGTTATGAACCCGACGAAAGTCATCACCGGCCCCGAGACCCGCTGGTCCTACGCCAACGTCTGGGAGGCCAAGTCCATCAACGGCGGCGCTCCGAAGTTCAGCGTCTCCCTGATCATCAAGAAGGACGACCCGACCATCGAGAAGATCAGGGCCGCCATCCAGGCCGCCTACGAAGAGGGCCAGGCGAAGCTGAAGGGCAACGGCAAGAGCGTCCCTCCGCTGTCGGCCATCAAGAACCCGCTCCGCGACGGCGATCTGGAGCGCCCGGACGATCCCGCCTATGCCGGCGCGTACTTCGTCAACGCCAACAACCAGACCGCGCCCGGCATCGTGGATGCTGATCGCCAGCCCATCCTGGAGCACCGCGAGGTGTATTCCGGCGTCTATGGCCGCGCATCCATCAGCTTCTATGCCTTCAATAGTGCCGGTAACCGTGGGATCGCCTGCTCTTTGAATAATTTGCAGAAGATCCATGACGGCGAGCCTCTGGGCGGTCACAGCCGCGCCGAGGACGATTTCGCCACGGATGAGGACGACGACTTCCTCAGCTGACGGCTGAAAACTGGGGCGGGGGCAACTCCACCCCTTTTGTACATGAAAGAGAGGAGACGGCATGGCACAGGTATTGGAACTGCTGGACGGGAATCTCATCACGCCCAGAGGACTCTGTGATGTCCTGGACGTGGTCGAGGAATACACAGGCACGGAGATCCGGCAGTATATCGAGGATTATCTCATGGAGGACCCGGTGGAGGAAACGGAGGACGAGCGGTTTGACGCGCTCCGCGACCATTACCGCCAGGTCCTCTTGAATGTCAAGGATGAGTGCAACGAGCTGGAGCGGCTGCTGATCCACGGCAAGCGTACGCGGTGGGTTTTGCCAATGGATTCCTGTCGCCCAACGACATACGGCGGCTGGAAAACATGGATCTGATCCCCGCAGATGAAGGCGGTGACGACTACTACCTGAACGGCAGCTACACCAAGCTCAAAGATGCGGGGAGCGCCTATGGCGCAAACCAGGTGGCGGAACAGGAGAAGCAGCAGACGGAAGAGCAGGGTGAGACACAGCCGGAGGAACCTGTTCCCGAAGAGGATGCGCCGGAGGAAAGCAATAATCATGCCGAGCGCCATGCACAGCGCAAGGCGCAAAGAAGAGGAGGTAATCCAAAGAAATGAAGAAATTTTGGAACTGGATTCACGATGACAGCGGCGGCAGGGTCCTCCGCCTGGAAGGACCGATCGATTCGGATTCCTTCTGGGGAGACGAGATCACGCCCCAGACTTTCCGTGAAGACCTGTACGCGGAGGAGGGCGACATCACCCTCTGGGTAAACAGTCCCGGCGGGAATGTGTTCGCCGCTGCAGAGATTTACACCATGCTGCGGGATTATCCCGGCAGCGTGACCGTCCGTATCGCAAGTATCGCGGCTTCCGCCGCCTCCGTTGTGGCGATGGCCGGAAACCTGGTGCAGATTTCCCCGACCGGGATGCTGATGGTGCATGACCCGTCCACCATTGCGATGGGCAATGCCCGCGACATGGAGAAGGCCATCTCCACGTTGAACGAGGTAAAGGAGAGCATCATCAACGCTTACGCTTTCAAGACCGGGCTTTCCCGGAACCGTATCAGCAAGCTCATGTCTGATGAAACGTGGCTGAACGCCAAGAAAGCGGTCGAGTTGGGCTTTGCTGACGAGATTCTCTTTGAGGCGAAGAAGCCCCAGGAGCCTGAAAAGGAAACCGAGGAAGATCCTGAAATGGAGGAAAGAGCAGATGAAGGCAAGGAAGGCGAAGGGGAAGAAAAGAAACCCTTCAAGCTGGCTGAGGCCATGTGGCAGTATTCCTCCCGCCTCATGGGAGAAACTATTCTCAACCGGCTCGGTGCGGAAAGAATGCCTGATAACCCCGCAGACGGAGCTGAGGCACAGGAACCTTCCAAGGAAGGGCTGACGTCCGCTGAGAGCGCACCGCCGGAGGCGCCTGTGATCGGCATGGACGGCAAGACCCCTGACGGCTCGATGCCGTATGAAATCCTGAAAGACAAGCTGGAGTGGCTCAGATGAGCTGCCCCGGCTTTTCTTATCCCCCAATCCCATATTACGGCCGGAGCGTTTCTCCGGAGAAAGAGGTATCTGTATGAGCAAGATTATGGAACTGCGCAATAAGCGCAACACCCTCTGGGAGCAGACGAAGAACTTCCTGGAGGAGCATCGCGGTGATAACGGCCTGGTCGAGGCTTCCGCTGTGGAGCAGTACAACAAGATGGCGGCTGACGTGCAGGCCCTCGGCGCTGAGATCGAGCGTCTGGAGCAGCAGGCGGCCTTCGACGCCCAGCTCTCCCAGCCCACCACGCATCCCGTCACCAACAAGCCCATGACCCGCAAGG